TGATCTTATCCTGAGATGGAATATAACAAGCTTTATTGGAACCAGTTTCAATTACTGCTGGAATATTATGAAACCATTTTGCTGTTTGATTCTTAATCGTTTCATCTGTTATCATTTCTTGTGTTACAAATGATTGTTCTGTTTTTTCTTTTGGTATACCTTTAACTTGATCACGATTGAACACAGCCCAAGCTTTGAATCCATACAGTAATTGATTGTCGTCGTCGTCAACTCTAAGTTTGGGTTGCAAGATATATTGATTAAAGGCAGTTGCTGATTGTCCACTCAAGTCACCACCTAGTTCTGTCCATTGCTGGTATGTACCCCATTGATTACTGTCATAACCTCTTTGATCTTTGACCATCCATAACCAAAAACAATTTACACCTTGATACTGGTAGCCTTGAGTATTTACTGGACATCTAAAATCTGAATTATGCCAAGGCATACTCCATTTATTCTTGATGCCTTTTTCTATACGATCAATAATTACTTTGACAATTCTATCTGCTTTGCTCATTATCTTTCTCCCATTTTGGAATTGTAATTGTTAAATGAATAAATGTATTAAGAGTTATCCCAGCTACTACAATCTGCCATATGCCAGGATAAGGAAACATAAGTGGATTAGTTTGTATTACATATATAATAGCAATACATAATGGAATACTTAACCATCCAGCTAGTTTGATTTGACCCATTCTACTCACGACTGGTTCATCCTACACATTGCTCTTGCTACTTCTACGTCTTGCAAGATTAAGTGTTTGGTATCTACAAATTTACCAGCATTGAATAATCTAATGTATCTTTCCATTGACATTGTATCAAAGTTAAGATCATTCATATCTTGGCAATACATTACATAAATTGTAAAGTCGTCGAGTGATTTTTCTTCTTTCATAAATTTACTCCAAGTTAATTGTTAATGATGATTCTGAAGACGGTGCATTGCTACTGCTGTAACAACACGCAACGTCGTCTGCAGTTGGTTTAATCAGTACTGATAGTTGTATTTAATATCGATATACTGAATTTTATTTTGGTAATACTTTGATTTAGATTTGAGGTAATTTTTGTAGTAGTTCATTCGTCTAACAGCATGACCAAAGTAATAATATTTAGATGATAGTTTTTGACGACGACCATCTTTCAATGTGATTATAATTTCAAACATATGATACTCCTATATATAAACAATCGGTGGTTGATAAGCATAAAAAAAGAGGTGGCATTTCAACCACCTCTTAGGGAGAATTGGTTTGTGATTAAGCTTTCAATAAAGCATCAATCTCGTCTAGTTCCATCAACTTGTTCTTGGAACTAGATGACTTTGAATTTGGAGTCCAATCTTTGCCAACTAATTTCTTAAATACTTTCGTATCAGCAAGGTGTCTGTCGGAAAGTTCTTCAAGTTCCTTCTCTTGTTCTTTAATTACGAAGGTTAGTTTAGACATCTGAACGTGGATGACTTCTTGTCCAGAGTATGTCGCACGTAGGTCTGCAAGTTTGACTCTGTTCTCAGAAATTTGATCAGACTTATATTGTACGCTGTTAGCAGAAGTGTAGCAAGCGTCTCTGGCTATTGATTCTCTGAGATATGTAAGTGAATCTCCAGAATGGTAGTTAATAACGGCTGATTTTAAATCTACTAAGTTCTTAGATTTTGTGTCGTTTCTAGTCATATTATAGTCTCCTAAAAGTTTAAGTTGCGATGCTTTTGCATCGTGATGATTGCCTTACATCAAAATGATAAAAGAGAAACTACTACGCGTAATGACGAAGTCATTGTAACTAACGCGTAGATGCATAGACCCCCACTCAAGTTAGGTAATGGGTGGTACGGACAAACTTGAGAGGGGGTCATTTTTATGTGAGGTTGTCAGCACGATCCTTGCAAATGCATTGTGACTTGAACTTTTATTTAGGAGACTACAATATGTCTAGAAATGGCTCGAAATCTTTTAGAACTTATTAGATTTGAAATTAGACGTTATGTTTTTAGTATGCCTTTTAGTACTAAAAAACTAGCATTGTGGAAGTTTCACTCATATCTCAGAGGATTAATAGACAGAGTCTTACGCTTGGTTCACTTTTGGTGACAGTGTAGAATGTTAGGATGCTCAGATTTCTGGGGTTAGTGTCAAACTCCTACGTGCGATATGCTGTGGACAAGATGTTAGTCATCCTCAGATTTCTATGCTTACCTGAGTTAAAGAACTGGAGAAGGAACGTCTTTCCGTCAAACACCTCTGATACAAAGTGTTTAAGAACCTCTAGTTGGTAAAGATTGGCACACGACAAATCAAAGGCGTCTAGTTGTTAGAACAAGTATGGAAGTAGATGATATTTATGCGAAAGCTTAGTCACAAACCTAGTCTGCATTAGAGGTGGCTCTGTTTGAAATGACACAACTTTGGTTAGGCTTAGCAACCAACAACAAGACTAGCGTGCCTTAGCACGCCAAGCCTTAAATTGTAGGTTGACAAAGCATATTTGAATCGAATAGAAGGGGGACTAGGGGGTTGTTATGAGTAAAGATTTAGACAATGGTCGTCGACCTTTGACAAAGAAACAGATGCTTTTAGTTGATACACTCGTAGCAGAAGGTTGTAGTATATCTCAAGCCAGTCAAGAAGCTGGCTATGCTAGTGGTGAATCTGGAAGAGTCACGGCTAGCAAAGCTTTGCGACAACCACACGTGCAAGAGTATATGATGAAAAGAATAACAGAAACTTTGGGCGTTAATGCTACGCTTGCTAGCGCAAAGCTTGTCAAACTAGCCAGCGGTGCTAAGAGTGAGTACGTTCAACTAGAAGCCAGTAAAGATATCCTTGATAGGGCTGGATTCAAAGCACCAGATAAACATATGCATCTACATGCTGGTGAAATTAAAGTACAGATAGACCTTACTTAGTAGGTAGGGGGGTTAAAAAACGTTGTACTACTACTGTTACTCCTCCCTCACTCGCATTTATTTCACGAAGGTTCGGTTTGTGCGTTGCTCAATATATTTTTTTTCCTTTATAAGCTAGAGTATGAAAGATAATACTAAAGTATTTTTAACGGCTATATCAAACGCATTGCTTCCAGAGTTTATGGATAGTGATGAACTAAAGATAGGTACGCTAAGCCAGGACACACAAGATGCATTGCAAGCATTTCTTGATGACCAAATGGGTGACGTCGACGAAGGAACTTACAAACAATTTTCTTACGAGCATATAAATAAATTTTTTCAGACTAAGTCTATCTTTGAAGAAAACATAGAGGGTGCATCTAAACAACTCAAGACTATACTTGGTGGCTTTGGTGTAAGACGGACAGCAGATGGTTATAATGTTATAGACACCTATGACTTTCATCCAAGAAAGAAAACTGTTGAAGAAGATGACGGAAAAAGCAAAGAAGTAAATGTTGGTTATACTGATGTTGCTTTACAGCTAGCGTATAATTTATACACTGGTGGTGGTGAAGAAGGAAAGTTATATGGTCCAGCAAGGATGCTTGGTGGTCTTCTACTTCCTGAGAATGAAGATAGAAGTGTAATAGACCCAAAGACAAGTAATAGTTTAGCTATTAATTGGAACATAGGCGAAGGACAATCTGTAAAGAAACAAAAGTTTACAAACTCAGTTTTATCTGGATTAAAACCAAAGACAAAGAGTACATCAACTAAAAATAGGGAGAACTAATATGCCACCAAGAGTCTTTCAAAAAAGAGCAAAGTCAGCAAGGCAACAAGCTGATCGTAGAGCAAGACCAACACAAGAGTCAAGGTCTGATCAAAAAGAACAAGAACGAGCAGAAAGAGAAGCACAAGCTAGAAGAGATGCACAAGCTCGTAAAGAAAGAGAGAAAAAAACATCTGTTCCTAAAACAAAACCAAAGCCAATACAAAAGAGTCCTCAACATTCTTTTGCAGATAAACTAGGTCGTTCTCCTACTCGTGACCCAAGAGACAATCAAAACCAACCTTCAGGAACATCTGCTGTTCAAAGAATGAAAATAAATAATGCTGTAAAGACGACGACAAATAAATCTAAAATGTCACCTCCACTTTCAAAGCCAAAGAGTCCGACTAAGTTTACAATTAAAGGTGGCACAATAAAGGGTGGTACTATTTATAAAGACCCAATCACTGGTTCTACACTAGCTGGTAAAGAAACAAGAATGAAAGCTATCACAGACCCACAGTCTGTAAGAGTGCAAGACTCACGAGCAGTTAAAACTGGTGGACCTAAAGGGTTTAGTCGTAAAGGTTCTTTAATGACTTTCGACGACACAAGTCTAACTGAAGGTCAAAACCCACTAACTCCTTTTCAAAATAAACAAGTAAGTATTTTAAATAATCTTAATAACCCACAAGAAACAAAACTAGACCTTGTTACTAAAGAACCAGTACAAAATACTCTACTTACTGAGCTTTCTAAGAGAAGAAAGAAAAGACAAGGTAGTGGATTTACTGGAATAATGTCACAGATAAGATCACTGCTGGGATAATTGTGGATCCAGTAACTGCTCTCGCTACAGCTTCAAGTGCCTTCACCTTAATTAAAAAAGGCTTCCAAATGGGGAAGGATGTGGAGTCAATGTATGGTGACATTGGACGTTGGATGGGTGCCGTGTCTGATGTTAACCATGCAGAGAAGATGTCTAAAAACCCTCCTCTGTTTAAAAAATTATTTGCTGGTTCAAGTGTTGAACAAGAAGCAATGGATGCTTTTGCTGCTAAAAAGAAAGCAGAAGAAATGGAAAATGAACTTCGCACTTGGATAAATATGGTGCATGGTCCTAATGCTTGGAGTGAACTCCTGAAAATGCAAGCAAAAATTAGAAAGCAGAGGGCTGAACAACTGTATGCTCAAGCTGAACTTCGTTCAAAGATTCTAAACATTATTGGTATTATTCTTCTTTGCACAATCATTGGTGGTCTGATAATGTACATTGGATATTTATTTTATTTAAAGAGAACTGGTAAACTATGAGTTTTTTACACATTTTAAAACCTGAAGAAAGAAGATTACTTAGAACTATTGTAAAGAAAGTGCATCTACAATATGTACCGAATGAACATAAATCAGATAGAGAAGCTGATAAATTGATTGCAACAATAGGTCCAGCTACAGTAGAACAACTACTTAAAGCTGGTAAAGATAATAACATTGACAACATTTAAATATAAACCTGACGGCAAAGTATTAAAGGAGTTTATGAAAGATGACTCATTCTTTAGAGGATTGCGTGGTCCAGTTGGAAGTGGAAAGTCGGTGGCGTGTTGTGTCGAAGTCTTTAGAAGAGCATTGGCACAAAAGAAAAATGACAAAGGTATTCGTCGTTCGAGATGGGCGATTATTAGAAATACCAATCCCCAGCTTAGAACAACAACAATCAAGACCTGGCTAGATTGGTTTCCAGAAAATACTTGGGGTAAATTTAGATGGGAAGTTCCATATACTCATTTTATAAGCAAAGGAGATATAGAACTTGAAGTTATATTTTTAGCACTTGATAGACCTGAAGATGTTAAAAAACTACTGTCACTTGAACTTACTGGCATTTGGGTAAACGAAGCAAGGGAAATACCTAAGTCAATAATAGATGCGTGTACTATGAGAGTTGGAAGATTCCCTTCAATGCGTGAAGGTGGTCCTAGTTGGAGTGGTATAATCTGTGATACTAACGCACCTGAGGAAGATCATTGGTGGCCGATAATGTCTGGTGAAGTTCCAGTACCTGACCATATTCCTAAAGAAGAAATAAGAATGTTAGTAAAACCTGATAACTGGTTTTTCTATACTCAACCTTCTGGTATGTTAGAAAAAAAGAATGAAGACGGCGACGTCGAAAATTATATATCAAATGACAAAGCTGAAAATAAAAATAATCTTTTAGATTCATATTATGAGAATACTGTTAAAGGTAAAACAAAGTCTTGGATTGATGTGTATGTAATGAATAAACTAGGTTCAATCGTAGATGGTAAACCTATATATCCTATGTTTGTAGGAGAAACTCATACATCAAAAGAAGAAATACCAGTAGCAGATGGTCAACCAGTTTACATAGGATTAGACTTTGGACTAACCCCAGCTGGAGTTTTTGCACAGAAAGTAAGAGGTCGTTGGTTAATACAATCTGAGATTGTAGCTTTTGATATGGGTATTGTTAGATTCTCTGAACTGTTAAGAGAAGAGATCGCAACTAAATATGTTAACTGTGAAGCATTAATATATGGTGATCCAAGTGGTGACTTCAGAGCGCAAACAGATGAAAGCACACCATTTCAAATACTTAGAGGTGCTGGACTAAGAGCAATACCAGCACCATCTAATGATGTATCTCTTAGAATAGAAGCTGTTAATAAATCTTTGATGAAAATGGTTGAAGGTGTATCTGGGTTTTTAGTTGACTATCGTTGTCGTCAAATCATTAAAGGCTTTGAGGGTGGCTATCAGTATAGAAGATTACAAGTATCAGGAGAAAGATTTGCAGACAAACCTGATAAGAATATGTATTCGCATATTCACGATGCACTACAATACTTAATGCTTGGTGCTGGAGAAGGAAGATCAATCATTGGTAATAATAAACCACTGCGATCTTTTAATGCAAAACCTGAATTTGATGTATTTCGTCGACGACCAAAACAAAGAAGAGAAGGTCTATGGTCACGGATGTAGTTAGATTTAGATTATTTTTGTTAATATATGGATTAGCTATGTACCATTTTTGTGCGTGGCTAAAGTCATTTGAATGGAGTATCGAAAATTATGTGTTTTTTTAAAAGTCCCAAAATGGTAATGCCTGAACCAAAAGTCGATCCTGAAGTCGAAAAGCAAAAGGCTGAAGAAAAGAAAAGGCAAGAAGCTGAAAAGAAAAAGCAAGAAGAGTTTAAAAAGAAATCATCTGCTGGACAAGTTGGCAAGCGTTCATTAATATCAGGTCAATCTGGTGGTATTGGTTATTATAAGGACCCAATGTAATGGTTGAGATAAATACAGTTATCCCTCTTAATACTGGTTCAGATAAACCAGTTGATTCATTATTAAGAAGATATGAAAGAGCAAAATCTCACAGAGATAATTGGACATCTTTATTTGAGGAGTGTTACGAATATGCGTTACCACAAAGAGAAAGCTTCTATGCTGAAACTCCAGGTCAAAGACGAGACGACAAAATCTTTGACGAAACTGCTGTGGTCGGAGTTCAAGAGTTTGCATCAAGGTTGCAGTCTGGTCTTGTTCCAAACTTCGCAAGATGGGCTGATTTTGTTGCTGGATCAGAAGTTCCTGAAGAGCAAAGAGATGAAGTTAATTCTCAACTGCAAGGAGTAACAGATTATGTTTTTGAGATTCTACAGAACAGTAATTTTGCTCAAGAAGTCCACGAGTCGTTTCTTGACTGTGCAGTTGGAACTGGTGTTTTATTATGTGAAGAAGGGGATGCAGTTAATCCAATCAGGTTTTCAGCAATTCCATTACCTCACGTTGTCTTGGATGTCGGTCCTGATGACAGAGTTGACTCCATATATAGAGAGCGTCATATCAGGGGTGGTCAACTTTTGGTCGCGTATCCAAAAGCTATTCTCACAGAAAAAATAAAAGAAGCAGTTACAAGAACTCCTGAAGAGAAAAGAAAAATTCTTGAAATAGTTTACAGAGATTATTCTAAGATCAATGTTATGGCTCATAAGTATTGTGTTATTGACCTTGAAACCAAATCAAAGATTTTAGATGAACAGTATGAGGGTGTTGGTTCGTGTCCTATTATAGCTTATCGCTGGTCGAAAGCATCTGGGGAGGTGTATGGGAGAGGTCCACTTATCAATGCTCTCAGTGCAATTAAGACAACTAACTTAACTATTGAACTTATATTAGAAAATGCACAGATGGCAATATCTGGTATCTATCAAATGGAAGATGATGGAGTTATAAATCCTGATAATGTTTCATTAGTGCCTGGAACTGTGATTCCAAAGTCGCCTGGTTCTGCTGGATTGCAACCTATACCTACTGCTGGAAGGTTTGATGTCGCCGACTTAGTATTAAATGATATGCGTAATAACATTAAAAGAGCATTATACAATGATATGCTTGGTGACCCAAACAGAACACCAGCGAGTGCAACAGAAGTTGCTGAAAGAATGGCTGATCTTTCAAGGAGAATAGGAAGTGCATTTGGTAGATTACAAGCTGAACTTGTAACACCAGTATTGCAAAGAGTAATACATATACTAAAGAAACAAGGTCGTATTCAGATGCCAACTATTAATGGCAGAGAAGTAAAGGTGAGATCAGTTTCACCTTTAGCTATGGCTCAAGCACAACAAGATATAGTTTCCGTCGACAGATTCTTAGAGTTAGTTGGTGGCAGATTTGGACCACAGATGATTAACTTGTTAATAGATAGTGAAGAAACTTCTATACATCTAGCAAGAAAGTTTGGTGTTCCTGATAATCTCATAAGAGATAAAGCCAGTCGTGAAGAGATAATTAGAATGACAGCACAGATGGCTCAACAACAACAGCAACAACCTATGATGCCTGAAGAGTAATGGCAACTCCAGCTTGGCAAAGAAAAGAAGGCAAAAACCCTGAGGGTGGATTAAATGCAAAAGGTCGTGCTTCCTACAATGCTAAAGGTGGCAATCTTAAACCACCAGTATCAAGAGAACAAGCTAAGAAAAGTCCAAAGTCTGCTAGTCGTCGAAAAAGTTTTTGTGCTAGGATGCGTGGTATGAAAAGAAAATTAACTTCTGCTAAAACAGCAAACGATCCCAATAGCAGAATTAATAAGTCACTTCGTAAATGGGATTGTTAAAGGAGATATATTATGCCAATGGGTAAAGGAACATATGGGTCACAAAAAGGTAGACCTTCAAATGGTTTAAAAGGTAAACAAAAAAATTTGCCAGAAGGATTAAAGAAAAAAATTATGGCATCTAAAAAACGTAAAAAGAGTTACTAATGGCAGTAAATGAAGCTGGCAATTATACAAAACCATCAATGCGTAAAAGAATATTCGCAAGAATAAAAGCTGGTGGTAAGGGTGGAAAGCCTGGTCAATGGTCTGCTCGTAAAGCACAAATGTTAGCTAAGGCTTATAAAAAAGCTGGTGGTGGTTATACGTCATGAAATCATTATTAAAATTAACAAAAAGACAAATATCTACTTTAAAAAAACATTCTAAACATCATTCAAGTAAACATATGAAAATGATGAAAGCTGAAATGAGAAAAGGAAAGTCATTTGGACAAGCTCATAAGAAAGCTCAAAAGAAAATTGGAACATAATGAAGAAACCTCAACGATCTCTTGTAGCTTGGACTAAACAGAAATGGCGAACCAAAAGTGGTAAGCCGTCGACACAAGGTTCAAAAGCAACTGGAGAAAGATATTTACCTTCCTCTGCAATTAGTGCATTATCGGATGAAGAATACGCTAGGTCTACAAAAGCAAAACGTCGTGCCATAAAGAAAGGCAAACAGTTTTCTAAACAGCCTAAAAGTGTTGCAGATAAAACTAAATCGCATAGGAGATACAGTTGACAAATATTGGAATTGATGGTTTTAACAGATCAAAAGAAAATGATGAAATGATTTCAGATGCTGTTGGTAGTTGTTTTTCAACACCAATGGGTCAAGAAGTATTGAAATATCTTAAAAGTATAACTATAGAAATGGTAGCTGGTCCTGATATTACAGATGCAAAGTTACGTCATTTAGAAGGACAAAGATATATAGTTGGGGTTATAGAACGAAGAATAGTACATAATCACGGAGTAAAACAAAATGGAAGAAGCAACACAGACAGTAGTAAACGAACAGACGGACTCTTCACCAAGTCAAGAGGTGGAACAGACTAGACCTGAGTGGTTACCTGAAAAGTTTGAAACACCTGAAAATCTTGTACAAAGTTATAGTGAATTAGAAAGTAAGATTGGTGCAAGAGATGATAGTGTTAAAGAAGACTTTTTAAAAGAACTTGAAACTGAGTTCTATAATGGTAGACCAGCAAATGTTGGTGATTACAAAATACCTGATAACATTGATGAAGAACTAGCCAAAGATAATGAAATGTTTAACTGGTGGGCGAATGAAGCATTTGAAAATGGTTATTCACAAGAAGAGTTTGAAGCTGGTATAGGAAAGTTTGCAGAGTTTATGAACAGTATGCAACCTGATATTACTGCTGAGAAAGCTAAGTTAGGCGACAATGCAGATGCTAGACTTGAAGCTGTAACTTTATGGACACAAAATAATTTTACTGAAGAAGAGTTTGGTGCAATACAAAACCTTGCTTCAACTGCCGAAGGTATTGGTGTTCTTGAAAAAATTATGGAAATGCAAAAGAATAGTAGTTTAAGTGGTCATGCAAGTACACCATCTACTATATCACAAGATGATTTAGATGAAATGATGCGTGACCCTAGATACTGGAAGCCAGGTGAAAGAGATCAAAATTTTGTAAATAAAGTTACTGATGGCTTCAACAAACTCTATAGCTCGTAAGCATTTTGCTTCTATTGGCAAACTTGAAATAGTACAAGCAAACTTAGATGATGCAAAATATCTGCAAGATAATCTAAGACCACAAGATGTTCGTGAATGTATGATTCACGGTGTTACACCTAATCGTGCGTTACATATGCCTTTAGCTGATGATAACTGTATTACTTATACTGCTCTTGTCGACGACATACCTATATGTATGTTTGGTACAATGCAGAACTATGAAAATAAAAAACTTGGTTCAGTATGGTTACTTGGAACAAAAGGTATAGAAAAAAATTATTTTAGTTTTTTAAAAGCATCTATTGAACTAGTAGAACTATTGCAACAAAACTTTGAAGTATTAGAAAATGTTGTTCCAATAGATCATTCTAAAACAATTCTCTGGTTAAAATGGCTAGGATTTATATTTCATAAAGACCCAGTAATTGTAAATAGTTTTGCTTGTTTACGTTTTGTGCGTTGTCAAGATGATGTAGAAGTGCAAATTCTTAATTCGTAATGACCCAATCTACGCTGAAAGACCTTATAACAGACAATCTTTATGAAGCTAAAAATTGGACAATCATCTGCAAACTGATAAATTTTAACTTTTTAAAGGAGACAATCAATGGCTAATACTATTGATACTGCTTTTATTAGACAGTTTGAATCTGAAGTACACTTAGCATATCAACGTATGGGTTCTAAATTAAGGAATACTGTTCGTACTGTTGCTAATGTGAGAGGAAGCACAGTTCGCTTTCAGAAGATTGGTAAAGGTTCAGCGTCTACTAAAAGTAGAAATGGTCAAATCACACCTATGGAATTGACCCACACAACTGTTGACGTAACAATGGCTGATCATTATGCCGCCGAATACATTGACAAGTTGGATGAAATCAAAACTAATATAGATGAACGTCAGGCAATCGCTAAGTCTGAAGCTGGTGCTTTAGGTAGAAAGACTGACGAAATATTAATCACTGCTATGGATAGTGGTGCTAACTCTACTCAAATACACGATACAAGTTCTGCTATTGAAAAGGCAGATGTTCTTGCATTGTTTGAGCAGTTTGGTGTTGCTGATATTCCAGAAGATGGTGGTCGATATGTAGCAATGAACCCAAAGGGATTTGCTGATCTATATGCAATCAATGAGTTTGCTAGTGCAGACTTTGTTGGTGAAGCTAACTTACCTTTTGCTGGTGGAATGACAGCTAAGAACTTCTTAGGATTTATGTTCTTTTCTTCATCTTCAGTAACTGCTGGTAAGAATATGGCTTATCATACTTCTGCTGTTGGACTAGGCATTGGTGCCGACGTCACAACAGAGTTAAATTACATACCTGAAAGGGTATCTCACCTTGCAACGTCTATGATGTCAATGGGTGCTGTTGTTATTGATGACAATGGTGTCTATGAGTTCTTAGACAACAACAGTTAGGAGGTTTAAATGGCTTATAGTTCAAGTGGATTACACCGAATAGGTGGAGCAAGTGGAGTGAATCTTTGGATTTATCAAACCACTGATGCAATCGCAACTGTTAATAGTGCTGGTTATTTTAATGACTCAGCTAATATGTTGAATGTAAGGGATTTAATTATTGTTATGGATACGAATGTTCCAACAACAAATTTTTGTACCGTACTTTCAAACACTGGTACAGTAGTTGACGTTTCAGACGGAACTGCTGTTGCAGAAACAGACGGCGACTAAATAATATGAGTCAATCAACATCAGCGACATCTCCCATAGATATATGCACAAGGTCATTGGTGTTGATTGGCGCACAACCAATCACTTCTTTTAGTGATGGTTCAAATGAAGCATTAGTTGCTGTGAATCTTTATGAAGATACTGTTCAAGCATCTTTAGTAAATACAAGATGGAGATTTGCAGTAAATCAAGCGATAGGCAATAGACTATCAGATGAACCAACTGGTAGATATAATTCAGCTTATCAAATACCTTCTGACTCATTAATGATAAATGCTGTTACAGTAAATGATAGAAATATAGACTATCAAATTTATGGCAACTTTATATTTAATGATGCAAGTGTTAATGATGTCGTCGTCATAGATTATAACTTTAGACAAGTAGAATCTAAGTTTCCAGCATATTTTGTACAAGCTGTTGTTTATGAATTATCTGGACACTTTGCATTAGCGCTAGCAAGAAATGATAGTATGTCTAACAATATGTTTGAGAAAGCAAGATTCTTTATGCAAAAAGCAAGAACACTTGATAGTCAACAACAAACAACTCTTAGACTTTCTACTAATCGTTTTGTTACATCAAGAAGGACAACTGGTACACTATCGAGTAATGTCTAATGGCTCGTATTCGTATTCCTCTCAACAACTTTGAAAGAGGTGAAGTTTCTCCAGCAATGACATCAAGAACTGATTTGAATGTATATGTTCAATCAGCAGAAAAAGTAAGAAACTTTTTTCTTATGGCAGAGGGTGGAGTTAAACGTAGACCAGGCACAGAGTTTATTCATAAGTTTACAACTGTTACAGTAGACAATTCAAAAAGATTACAAGTAAAGATTGAACCTTTTTTATTTTCAGATGATGAAAGATACATTGTAGCATTTAGTGCTGGTAGGTGTGATTTCTTTCGTATTGTTGCATCAACTGGCGTTATATCACATATTCAAAGTTTAACAACAGATACAGATAGTGCAACATTGCCGTGGACTGTTGATACAATAGAAGATCAAACAATAGCACAGTCTGCTGATAATATGTTTGTTGCACATAAATCTCATATACAAATGAGAATAGTAAGAACTGGTCTAACTACATTTGAAGTAAGAAAGTTTGCATTTGATGAATCAACAGCTAATGATGAAAGATTCCAACCATATTTTACATTTCAAGAAAGTGGAGTAACATTAACTCCACAAGCAACAAGTGGCTCTGGAAAAACAATGACTACTTCATCAGCTTATTGGGAGTCTGGTCATGTTGGTACTATTGTAAGATACAAAGGAAATGAAATACTAATTACTTCAGTAACAAATACTACTGTTGCTGTTGGAACAATTAGAAAAACTTTATCAGGTACAACTGCTGATACAGATTGGGATGAACAATCATATTCTACACTTAGAGGTTTTCCTAGTGCTGTTACATTTCACGAAGATAGATTATGGTTCGCTGGAACAACAAGTCAGCCTGATGCTATATGGTCATCTAAAAGCTCTGAGTTCTTTAACTTTGATGTTGGTACAGCACAATCAAATGAGAGTATTCAATTTGCTATAAGTGCTGGTGAATTTAATTCTATAAAGCATTTAACAAGTTCACGAGATTTACAAGTGTTCACAAGCACAAGTGAATTTTTTATACCATCATTTTCAAGCAGTGCTTTAACACCAACTAATGCACAGATTCGACGACAAACACCTTTTGGTAGCTCAGGTGTACGGCCAACGCCATTTGACGGTGCTACTGTATATGTTCAAAGAGGAGGTAAAACTGTTAGAGAGTTTGTCTTTAGTGATGATGAAAGTGCTTATGTATCAACACCAATATCATTATTAAGTTCACATCTTGTGGTTGATCCTACACAAATGACAGCTATGCGTGGTGCATTAGCAAGACCTGAAAGTTATGCTTTTTTTGTAAATAGTGATGGAACTATTGCTGTGTTTCATTCTATTCGTAATGAACAAAAAGCTGGGTGGACATTATGGACAACTGCTGATACTGGAACTACTGGTGGTTTTCATAGTATGTGTACTGTTGATGAAAGATTATTCTGTGTAGCAAAAAGAGATTTAGGTGGTGGCACTGTTCGCTTTATGCTTGAAGAGTTTTTAGATACAGCTACTTTAGATTGTAGTGATGACTTTAGTGGAAGTAATGGAGTGTTCACAACAAATACAATTTTTGAAAACAATGCAAAGGTCGACGTCGTTTCAAGTAATGATTACTTAGGTAACTTTACTCAAGGATCAAATCAAATTGATGTATCTTCTGTTAGCACAACAAGTTCAGCAGAGATTGGTTTTGGTTTTACTGGAACATTAACAACTCTTCCATTAGATGCTCAAGTAGAAGGTGGTCCTCTTACAGCAGAACCAAGACAAATAACTAGAGTAAATTTAGATTTAGTTGAAACTCTATCTGTATCTATTGGGAGTGGTGGAACTGCTGTTCCACTTATATTACAAAGTACAACAGATGATTTCTCACAAGGGTTGTCAAAATTTACTGGTAAAAAAGAGTTTAGAATGTTGGGGTATAGTACAGACCCAAGAGTTTTTCTTACTCAAACTGCACCAGTTTCTTTACAATTAAATGGAATGGTAGTGGAGGTAGCTTTCTAATGTGTGTTCCGTCACCACAATTATTATTATTTACAACAGTAGCATCAGGTGTAAGTGGAATGATGTCAGCAAGGGCTGGTTCAAAAGAAGCTTTAAGGGCTGGTGCAAGAAACTTTGAAAGAATAGAGCAGCAAAAACAAATGGCATCTCTTTCTGCTGAACAAGAAACATCTGAATTATTAAAAAACTTTTCTCAAACAATGGCATCTAATGTTGCAATGAGATCATTTATGGGAAGAGATGCAAGCGACCCATCATTTAAAGCATTTGAAAAATCTAATTTTGACACACTTGAAACAGACTTACAACGTATGGCAATACAAGGTAATCAAATTCAAAAGAACTATGATCTACAAAAATTTGAAGCTGTATCAAGTGCAACTGATAGAGCTAAAAGTATTAGAAGAAAAGGTTTATTAAATCTAGTTGGTACTGCTACTCAAGGTATTATGCGTGCAGACGAAGTAAAAATAGGTGACTAATGAAAATTGAAAGATTTAAAAATCAAGTATTTAACAAGCCAGTTGGTGTTATTCGTTCTCAAGAAAAAACAGCAGACTCTGAAACTTGGGAAGCTATATCAAAAATATCTTCAGCATTATCTGGAGAGTTTTACAAGAAAGCTGTTGAAGAAGCAAAAGAAGCTGGAATAAAAAAATCATTATCTGTCGACGTCTTTGATGAAAATATGCAGATTACAAAAGCTCCAATAAATATGGGTACAGTTGGTACAAAAGCTTTTGAACAAAATATGCTAAGAAGATATGAAACTAAAATGAGAAGTTTGATTGATAATAAAATTGGAGATGCATTAAGAAATAATCCAACTGACTCAGAGCAATATAATACTGATTCATCAATAGGTGTTGCTGGTTTAATTGATAAAGCGGATCCAAGTATGAAAGGTATTCTTACAGATTATGCTACAGCAAAAATTGCTATTGGCAATAATACAGTATTAACAAATACAAAAAAAATAGAAGATGAACAGCTAGTACTAGAAACTGCTGAACAAACTGAATCAATGGCTAACCAGGCTATTAATGCTTTTGCAAATGGAGATGATCGTACTGGTAATCAGTTAATGCAAACAATAGAATATGAGTATAATGAGTTGGTGACTGAAGGTGTGATAACTGGAGGAGGAGCCAACAACAAAATAGTAGAAATGCGTAGAAGAGTATTAGAACAAAGAATTGGTATTGCATTGAATGACCTTTCTTCTGAAGAAATAATAATGGTTTCAGATAGTTTTGGTAAACAACAATTAGATAGTTTACCTGATACAGAAACTATGATTGAAAGAGGTGCATCATTTGATCGTATTAAATCATTACTAAGTAATAATCCTCATATATTAGATAATCCTACAATTAAAAGAGTTATCAATGGTGTTAAAGTTACTCAAGCACAATATGAAGAAAGTGTAAAGGATGCAAGAAAAGCACAAGGTTTTATAACTCAATTATCAAATGGAAATAGAATGGAGATCGGTAAAAATGAAATGCAAATTTATACGCAATTTGTTTTTGATCAAGCTGGTGTACCATTAAATGTTAATAAACAAGGTTTTATTCAAGCACCTAATAAAGACCAACTTCTTTTACTAGCTGATTCAAGAAATCCTAAAGCTATAAATTTTTATAGAATACTTGCAGAACAAAAAAAGATGCCAAAGATTATGGAACATAAGTTTGAAGCTCTTGTTGATGGTACTTTAGATGCAGAAGAAGGATTAGCTGTCTTAGAGATATATCAGAATATGGCAAATAATATGTCGACGACTGGTATTCATAGAGATTTAACGCAAGGTATGGGAATGAAAGATACTGTTTCACAAAAAATGAGAGCATTAAATGCTATGCTTACATTTAACAGTACAATGGAAGGTATAGAAAGAGCAGTTGCAAAATTAAATCAACCAGAAGAAGAACGTTTTGCATCTATGATGCGAAGCATAAATAGAACTCTTAAAGATAAAAATGGTGGTCAGTTTATTTCAAAAATTTCAACAGCCAAAAAAATATTAGCAGATGAATTAAATAGAGAAATAGATGATTTTGGAATTGTTAATCAAGTTATAGATGAAACAATGTATCTTGCAAACTTGATTGGTGTTGAAGATGCTGTCAGTACTATGTCAGCTACTGTAGCTAGAGGGTGGATTCAATCTAAATATGCAGTTGATATGGTATCAGGTGGTAACCTGAAACAAACAAGATTTGCTCCTGAAATTATATTTCAAGGAGAAGCATTAAATACATTTGAAAAAAAGATTAAAGAATTATCAGGAATAAATAATCCAGTATTAGGAGAAAACTTATTTGTTATTGTTGACCCTAACTCAGCAAATTCAAATGTAAGATATTATTTAGCAAGTGGTGAAGGTAATGATCTTAACCCTATTCTTAAAAAGAATGAAGAAACTGGTGAAAATGAAATGGTATCTATAGAGCTTATTGAGTTTGCAGATCAAATGAGTGACCAGTATAAAAAAATGCTAGAACAAAATCTAGAATATGCTGGGATGATAGTTAAACAAAATAAAAATGCACATGATTATAAATTTTTATGGAGTGGTACTTCTGGTGGTTTTGGTGCTGGATTAGAATTAGATATGATGTTAGGTAAATAGTTTGGTTGATATTGGCAAACCATTAATAGCTTATGATAGTATGTCAATGGGTGAAGCCGACCCATCATTTTGGGATGGTATGTCAGCAACTTATGGTTATCAATACAGACCTATAATTGGTGCAATGTATAGTACTTCTTTTGAAGAAGATGACAGTTTTAATGTTTTAGATCATTTAACTGCAGAAGATTTAGATGACAGAAATCAAGTAACAATGC